TCAGTCGCCAGCTCGTCGCCGGCCCGCGACCGTCAACTTGCGAGACTCGCCGTCTTGAAAGCCGCCGCGGCGTTCTGCGCCGGCAAGGCACTCAACACCGACGTCTCGTCCAAGGACGTGCTGGCGATCGCCGAGTCGTGGCTCGCGTGGCTCGAGTCATGAGTGAGCCGGCGGTCTGGTTCGCCGGCGCGCTGCTGGCGGTAACGTTGGCCATGATCCTGTGGGACCGTCTCGACGGGTGAACACCGAAACTCAATCTCGGGTCGCTTGATTTAGTATTGCATTCCTGGCCCACTTGATTTAGTATATAGGCATGGAAACAACCACGAAGTGCCCGACCTGCGGCAACCGACTCGCCTGGCGCAATGGCGCCGACTACTGCATCAATTGCAGCGCCGCACCGAAGACAGCCACCATCAAGCGCCCGATCAAAACCTGGCCGCGAGCCAGCAACATGCGCCGCGAGCGGACCTGCGCACTGTGCAAGCTGCCGATGGGCTGGGACGACAAGTACCGCGACGATACCCGTACCCAGGTCGTGTGGCACGTCGCCTGTGAAGCCGAGCAGGCGCGCCGCTTCGCGAAACTCGAACCCTGGCTCGCCAAGCTGCCGACAGTGGTGCCGACGTTCCCGAAAGCGATCGCCGGTGCCTAGCGGGCTCATCGGGCGCTCGGCAGCGTCGGCCCTCACACGGGCACCCGGCGACACTCCAGAGTCTACCCACGGCGGCCAGCGCAAGGGAGCCGGCCGCAAACCGCTCGCGGACGGCACAGTCCGTCGTCTCTATTCGCTGACGCCGCGGCACGTCGAACTGCTCGAGCAGTACCGCCAGAAGCACGGCCTGAGCACCAACTCGGCGGCGCTACGCCACCTGATCGAGTCTTGCTAGAGGTAATTGTTGGAAGATCTACCAAACATGACTGATGCAGGACCGTACTGGGGCAACAGCAACATCGTGCCTCGCAATATCAGCCGCGAGTGGGAAGACATCCACCGCGAGCGTGACGAACTCCGCGGCGAAGTCGAGCGGCTGCGGAAAATCGAACGAGCGGCGCGTGACGTGCTGACAATGAGCCACCTCAAAGAACACGCTGGGTGCGGTCCAGCTTGCATATGGCGCAGGCTTGAAACCGCTTGCCAGACATAAAGATGGAAATGTCTACCAAGATGCAGGCGAATCACCGGTTCTTCGCGAGCAATTCCAATAAGACCAGGTGCGCTCACAATGTGTGGCACCCACACGGCGACCCAACACAGCCGCGCGCATGCAACCTGCCCGCAATCGCACACGAGTATCACTGGACGTGTGCGAACTGTGGCAGGCCGAACGTGGCCTACGCGGACCGACCTTTCGAGCCATGCTTCCACTGTGGCTACGGGCAGACGGCGGCTTGATAGAGGTAAAAGATGGTTAGGTCGAGTAAACGGGATTCGGAGATCCGCACCTCTCCGGTCCCTTCCACGGCGCCGTTGCTGCCTCTCGGGCTTGACTCTCCAGTGTGCGGCCAGTATTTCTCCTCGCACCCGAGCTTGAGGAGCGAGACTCGGAAGGCGCGGCGCCAACCCGAATGCAGCCGAGTTTACTAGATCTAAGTGCCGCTATGACTACCAAACCTGAGGTGACGCACATCTGGCTTCAGTGGCCGTTCCCCGACTCCTGCCCGCGTTGCGGCGCGGACTGCTGCTCGGCCGGAGTGAACGAGCCGGGAGATCCCGCGTTCTGTGCAGGCCGATGCGACAGCGCCGGCCACCACGATGAGAGCGTGCGCGACGACGATACGTACAACAACGAGCCGTGCTGGCATCTTGGTAGATCTAACTGCCCGTAGATCTGGTAAGTGGCTCGACTGAGTGTTCAGAGCTTGCAATACCCTGAACACTCAGCCTTCGCTTTTGCGACCCCGCTGAGTCGCTCTGGGCACGCATTCCAGAAGGGGGTTATTGGAGGTGTTCCAGAACCCGTGCCCATGTCCTCCTAACGCCGCGGTCGTTCTCGGACGATGCCAAACCAGGCGCCGATCACGACGCCGGCAGCAAGTGCAGCACTGCCGGCGTCCTCAGGATGTGCCACGCTCACCCACAAGCACCCACTGAGCACCCCGATCGAGAGCGCGAACTGGCAGACCAGCCGGGTGATGGTGACCGACGGCGCCTCGTGCCAGTCCAGCAGGCTGCCCGTCTCGGGCGAATCGCTCACTAGAGCAGGCGCGCTACCGCCAACGCCCCGATCAGACCGAACACCACCAGTGCCGTGTTGGGCAGAACCCCAACCAGGCCCAGAATCGCGAGCAGCAATACGAGGACAGCGATGACCCAGCCGATGGTTACGACCGGTGCGTTGATCTGCATAGATGTTCCCCCCTCTTAGCTGAGACTCCAAAGGCACGACCAGCTCCCGAGCGCGTCCCAGTCGGCGCGCGTGAGCTCGTTCCAGATCCCGCGGTATCCCAGCGCGCTGTTCGCGATGTACAGCCTGCCGTTCGCGGCGCCGCGGAACGCCACCCAGTGGTAGTAGCTCTGGCCGGAGCCGAGCCCAACAACGTGCGAGTAAATCCCGTACGCCTGGTCGAAGCTGAGCCACCCCTGTTGCATCTCCAGTCCCGCGTGCTCCGCGAGCACCCGTTGGAGTTGAGCACCACTGCCGTCATGCAGTCCGAGTGCCGGGCTGATGTTCGACGGGTAGCCGATGGCGTACACCACCTGCTCGCGGTTGCTGTAGACATCGCTGCCGCGGCCGGCGCCGACGCTCCGCTCGGTCCATTCCGTAGCCGCGGCTGAGCACGTCCAGTCATAGAGCTGCGCCGGCTGCTCGGCCCACGGGTCCCAGGCCACCCCATCAGCCGGGACCTCTCCCTCAAAAGGGACGCGGTTCGTTCGATTATCCGCCTCTATCCAGAAGTAGGTAGCGTCGCGGCCGAAGGTCTGGCTGATCTTGTTGCCTTCGCGCAGGACGATGAAGACCTCATCCGATCTCGGCTCGTCGCCCGCGTCGGCCATCGCCTGAGCAACGCCCGGTCCTACAGAGAAGTCAGCCACCATCGCACCTCCACCTGGAAGAACCCGACGTCGACCATGAACCACTGGTAGGCGTCTGTCACTTGTGTGCCGCGGCTTCCAGCACGGACAGCGCCGCGTCATCGAGCTGCCAGCGCTCTTCGCCGTCCGTCGCGACCACTCGCGCCTTGACCTGAGCGGTGGCTTCTTCCAGGGTCAGCGGCGTGCTCCGTCCTAGCCCTGGCTGCATAGCGACCAGGACGTGCATGCTCTGGCCCATCAGCGCGTCGGCACCACCACCGGGTGGCCAATCAGAGATCCCGTCACCTTCAGGACACGGCACCCTCAAGACGTCCTGATTCGGTGAGCCATCTATGTTGGAACCATAGGTAACGGTTGTCGGATCGAGCGTGCCGCTATGCGACTGCGGCCGTGCATCGTCGTGGACGTACGTCCACATCCCGGTACCGTCATCAAAGGATGTCGGCCTTATGGTCATGGGTTGGCCTCCAGCGTTATCGGTCCTTCCCAATACGTATCGCCGGCAGCGTTGGAAACAACATTGAGAACAGCGCCGTCGACGGTAACCCCAAGTGCAGTAGGAGCTGCTTGCAAGTTATTGCTCAGCTCTGCCGTCTGATAGCCAATTGTCGGGATAGCCGCTAAACGAGTCTTGTATGGGAATACCGCCCATGCCGTTTGACCGCTGGCGGTGGCGAACAGACGCGCTCCTACTTTGAGGGTCTGGTAGTACCTGAGGCATCGTGCGAGGTCGTCGGCCGGGTGCATCGGCGCGTAGTCCGCGTACTGGCTCCCCACCACCAGCATCGCGTTGTCGAGAAATGCGGTCCCCGACGCTGCGAAAGCTACCAGTGGCTCCACAAACGTCGCATCGTTAGGGATGGTGGCGGTCACACTCAGAGTCGCATATGCACTATTGCCCGCGTGGAACGATGAATTGGCACTCGCACCACCGGTGCCGTCCGAGTACAGCGTGAGCCGTACTCCATTCGCCATGTTGGCCCAGACGCGCATGGAAAACGACACCGTTCGCCCGCGTATCTGATTGAGATCAGAAGACTTCAGCACCTGTGCGATGACCGATCCACCCGCACCAGTGCCAAGCGTGAAGGCAACGGAAGCAGCGGCGGTGCTTCCACTGGGGATGTCTGCGCTGGCAGTAGTCTTCGAGATCGAGAAGGTGTCCGTACCAGCGATGTTGGTCAGCCACCGATCCGCGTTATAGGCACCGTTCGCGGTGAACGGCCCGTTGCCTCGCTGCCAGATCTCGAACCCGCCGTTGGTCAGCAGGTTGGTACGGTCCGTATCACTCGCGAGCTTGACGTTGGTGACCGCGGCATTGGCCAGGTCCACCGTCGCGATCGTGCCGTCCGCGATCTTGACCGACGTGACCGCGCCATCAGCCAGCGCCGTTCCAGGAATGGAACCCGGCGGCACACCAGTGAACGCGACCGCGAGTCCCTTGCCCGCACCGTCATGTGTATGCGTGCTGAACGCCGCGGCGACGTTCTGGACATCTTCCTTCTTGAAGATGTCCGTGGGCGCCGTCGCACGCGAAAAGGTCGGCGAGTTATAGTTTGGATCGGTCTCGATACGCGCCATCAGGTACTCCCTTCTATAGCCACTGGACTGCTTTGACGCGCAGACTTCCGCGCCACTGCCTCCCGATCTCGTCGAAGCTCTGTAGCAGTGAGTAGTCGGTGAACGAGAGTTCCTGATTGGTCTCGTCCGGTAAGGTCACAAGCACCGCTCCAGGAGCGTCCACCGCCGCCTCGATCAGTTTCTGAATCTGCTTTCGTCCCATCCTGATCGGCACCCCATCACGGCGTACCAATCCATCAGCACACAGAATGTCCGCTTGGAACTCCATCAGTCGCTGCGGCCTCAGCGCATGCCCAAGGGACACTGCCGAGACCAGCGGCGACGTCGCATGGTCGGTGTTGTGCAGATGCACACGGAGCGCGACCAGCGTCGCCGCGGCATCGATCGGGAACTTCGTGCGGTCGTACACGCTGGTGTTGAAGGTGTGCGAGAGCGCGGTCCATGCCATCCCCGGCGTCGGGTCCAGACGGTACTCCAGCGTCACGTAATTGTTCGCGTCGATCCTGGGTCCAGTCACGCTAAAGTGCCGCAGGCTCTTGGTGCTGGCGTGATAACCGCCATGCCACACTGGCAGGTCTACCCAGCCGTCACCGACGAAATACTTGTAGTCGACGCATCCCGCCGGGTTGGGCGTACAGGGATTCAGGACCCAGCCAATGCTGCCATCAGAAAAGCCGATGTACGTCCTGGTGTGTCCAGCCACGGGTGAGCCGAGCTGCGAGACGAACAGGTGTTGAATCGCCCGCCCGACGAACGGGATCGACACGCTGCCGTGCCAGGCGTCGATGTGCACCGGCTCCCCTGTCCCCTGTGAGCCCAGCGCCGTGACCAGCGTTGACTGCCGCGGTCCCCTGACTCCCAGCGCGACCCACGCCCCGAACTTGCACAGGTAGCCGGTGTTGGTGTTCCGATCGAGCAGCGCGGAATACGCGAACATCGTCTCCACGCCCGCGAACGCGGTCACCTGCCCAGAGATGCCCGCGATGTTGGTGGACAGGTCGTCAGGCCCGACGCTTGTCCACGATAGGTCAGGGTCGACCCTCCCCAGACTGTTGCCGTAGGCCACGTACAGGCCGTTCTCGAAGGTGCCCCACGCTTTGCCGTTGCTCGGCGTGTCGGCGTAACGCAAGAACGGGAAGAGCTCGCGGTCATCTCCCGCGGCGTTCAGGGTGTAGAGCCCGTCCGTCTTTGCCACCACCAGCGTGCCGCCAGACGTGACCAGCAGCGAGGTAATCTGCGAGCCCTTGTCGCCCGTCCTGAAGATCAGGCTGGTGTAGTTCGCTTCGTTGGTGGGGTCAGCATTGGTGTCCAGCTTTCTCAGGCGATTGGTATCGTCCGCCCACCAGAACTCTTTCCCAATGACCGTAAACGCCAGTGCGGTAAACGTCGCCATCGCTGTGTACGTGGTGCCGTCCGAGCTCCACTGAGCCACCGCTCCCGCACCCAGCGCGAAAAACGCGCGTTGCACGCCATCGAAGTTGGACGAGAACACGCAGACATCCAGGATGGGCGCAGCGAACGTCTTGACGATCGACCAGGTATCGGTGGTGCCGGCCGCCTTCTTGAGGACGTTGGCGCCGTTGGTGGCGTACAGGCTGTTGCCGAGTTCAAAGAACTTCCCGATGCCGCGCGTCGCGTCCACGCTCGACGCGGTGTACGTGCCAATCTCGGGCCCGAGCATCCACGGCCAGACCGACAGGTCGACCGCGTTGGCGTTCATGTAGCGCTGGTCGTCCCACTTCTCTTGCAGCGCGAGCCCCAGGCCGAGCGTGAGCTGCTGGAACGCTTCTTCGCGGTCGTTGGTCGGGTTGCTGCCGGCGTAGGAATAATCGGGGGGCGCAACAGCATTGATGGATTGCGTTTCCACGCTCACCAGCGCCGGCTGACCGGCCTGCTGCGCGCCGATCAGGAATCCCGTCCCGGAAATGATCACGTGATAGGGCCAGGGGGAGCGCTTGGCGTACAGGCTCATCCGGCCATCCTGACTGCCGGCCCGAAGGTCCTCTGGCGGTACAGCTTCTTCTGCGGGATATCCGCGACCAGGTGCTCGCGGACCAGGTCGTTGAACCAGGCCACCGCGGTCGCCTGATCCCTGACCAATCGCTGATTGGCCGCCGGCTCGAGCAGGTGTCCGAACTGCCGCCAGCCCGCGACCAGCGCCGCGGCCGCCACCCAGTCGCGCGGCACCGGCGCCTCGTCGGTTTCCAGAGCGAGGCCGGATTGGTCCCCGAACGCGCCGCCGGCGCCGCGGCAATGATCGTACGCCCGCTTGAGGCAGCGAAGGTAGATCAGGTCGCCATCGTTGAAAGTCCGACTGCCGGTATTCAGATAGAAGCTGCCACCGTCGCGTTCGACCTGGCCCATGATCCGGCGCTCGAACGGGTCGTCGAGGTTGCGATTGTCCATCGCGGCCAGGATGCCGACCTGCAGGATGTCGCCCGAGTCGATCAGCCAGGGTGCGACCAGACTCAGGTCGTGCCGCGACGTCTGAATGGTCGGTACGCAGACCACCTCGACCACCAGCCAGCAGTGACGCAGCCCTTCATTGATCAGGCGGTGACTGGTCGGAACATCAAACGGTCCAAGGATCTCGAAGCGCTCGCCAACCCCGGTAATCCCCGAGCCCTCGAGGTCGGTGTACTCGAACTGCTCCATGTCGTGATAGGTGAGCGCTTCCAGAAACCCGTAGGTGGTGCCGGTGGCGTCCGAGTAAGGAGCGACCGTCCAGGGGATGTCTGGAGTGATGGTGCCCGTTGACGGGTCGTACGCCATCACGTAGCGATTCCGGTCGGTCTGATGGGTCGCGTTGGGACGGTAGAGCGGGCGGTCGATGAGCTGGTCCTGCTGTGGTATCCCGGACTGGATGGGATAGATGGTGCAGACCAGTTGCGTAAGGCTCGAGCCACCCATCGCGCGCACCTCGTAGGCGTCCGGGCCGATGTACGGTCCAGCCTCCGTAGAGAACGAAGAGCGGTACTGCTGAAGGGTGGGCATGATGGTCAATCCAACTGCAATGGTGGCGCTGATTCTGCACTCGCCAGAACCAGAACCGGAGCCGTATCAGGTGAGGTCACACCAAGACCTGGAGCCCCATCCGGTGGCCAGGGCTGCAAGGATGGCGGCACTGGACGAGGACGACGAATGAACGTGAACGCGAGTCGACAGTACTGGTTTACCGATGCCGCAACGGCCGCGGCATACTCGCGAACGCCAACGCCGCTGCTTATCGCGAGAATCTGGGATTGCGTCGCGCTGACCGTCAGCGCGTAGGTATGGCGAAGGACCGTGCTCAGCGCTAGTGACGTTGCCTGAGTCGTGCTGACGACCCTGATGAACACCTTCTGCGGGGTGATGCTGAGCGATTGCGCTTGCGTGAACGCGCGCGTCATCGTCACGCCGCGTCTTACCGTGAGTGCCTGCGCCTGACTGAGCGCTTGAGTAAGTCGCGATTGCTTTACCAGGGCCAGCGTTTGTGCCTGGACCGTGGTCACCGTTCGCAGGAACGACTTGATGGTCGTCAGCGCGAGCGTCTGGGCTTGCGTCAGCGAACGAGTGAGCGCAACGCCACGGCTCAGGCTGAGCACCTGGGCCTGGGTGGTTGAACCCGACAGATTGAAGGTCGTGCCGCCGGCGGTCCCGAGCCCGGCTGGCTTCCGCCGTGGCTGCGGTTGCCAGGGAGCTCGTACCGGTACCGGTCGCCAGATAGGCATGCACTAGCTGGCTCAGACGTTCTCGCCCAGAATCATGCTGAAAGTCCAGCCTGTCGTGGTTCCTGGCGTAGCGAGGAACCTGACGACGAACAATGTCGCTGCTGGAAATATGATCTCTTCCTCCGGGTCAGGCTTCCACAGATAGCCGGCTGTGTTGGCAAAGTTGAACGGCATGATGGTGGTGTAGGTGCCTGTCGTGTCCGCCGTCGAGGTGATGCCCGAGGATGATGCCGTAGCCGCCACCGTCACCGATCCCGCGAGCGCCGGCGTGCTGCCGCCCACCGGGCTGATGTTGACGGGTGCCCTGGATGTCGTCGTGAATGTGCCGGCCGTGGTCCTGGTCGCGAGGTCGCCACGAATCATCGCCAGGGTGGTGCTGCCCGACTGAGAGATCTCGATGCGCTTGACCTTGACGAGGCCCGCCGCGGCGGTCGCGGTCGCCGCGGTGTTGACGGCCATCAGCACGTTGCCCGTACCCACGGTCTGGTTCTCGCCCGAGAGAATGACAATGCGATAGCCCATCTAGATGATCCTCACTGTGCGAGTAGTTGCTGCATCTGGCGACGGTTTGCGTACAACTCGGGCGTGTCCTGGGCACCGGCAGCGGTGATCTTGAACGAGATCGCCTTGGTGACCCACGTGCTCGCGTTGGCAAGAGTGGTCTGCTCGTTGGCGGGGAACGTCGTGGCCCCACTGACGGAGTACATGAAATCGAACACCCCGTCGTAGCCGCCGAGAATCGTGGTCAGCGTCAGCGGCGTGTAGCTCTGGCCTGAGTTGTAATCCCAGTTCGCCATCACCGAGACGACCAGCGCACTCGTATCGATCGTCATGGCCGAGGCACCGAAACTTGGCGTGGTGGTGACGGCCGCGTTGTTCTCGCTAGCGTCGATCGCAACGGTGCCAGCGCTCGGCGTGAAGCGCAGGATCACGCCGTCGACGTAGGCGTTGCCGCTTCCGAGCGTGAATGTCCAGCTATACGAAGTTGGCTCACTCGCGCCAGCGACAAGCCACGCGACGTGAATGCTTTGCGCGAAGGTAGTACCGCCGTGACTGGCACCGAAACCCTGTGCATCGGTGGTCGCCGTGACCCATCCCGATGGATCGGTGTAGGCCGGGTAGAAGTTGGCACTGCCGATCGTGTTCTGGAAGATCAGTACGCTGACCAGCAGTTCACCCGCGACCACACCGGACGGCTTGTTGATGGTCACCGGCGACGCGGTGACGCCGAGCGTGCCCTGAGCGTTGGACTGGTAGGTCCAGGTCACACATGCTCGCTAGGAGAAGGTGACCTTGGCGGTGAACTGGATGCTGTCGCCCGAGTTGAGTGCCTGCGATAGCCCATCGAAAATGGCGTAGAGCACACCACCGGATGGCGGCGAGCCTGAGCCGGCAGCGTCGAAGATACCCACATTGGTGATGGTTTTTGACCCTGCGGCGGTGATGGTGGCTACGACCTGGTGGGTGTCGTTCGTCACGGTGGTGGTCACCTGCGTGCTGGTGCCGCTCACACGTGCTTCGGTCGCCGCGGTCGACAGGTCCGTGCTCGCTGCAGAACCAGCGCCGGCACCGGTACCCCAGCCGACAAAGTGCGGCTCGGTCTGTGTCGGTGTTGCGCCGAACATACGCCCGCTCAGGATTGCTTTACCCACGGTAGGAACAAGTGAAGCCACTTTCGAGAGTCCTCCTTTCGCTCATTGGAAAAACTGGCGATAGTGCCCAGATCCTCCACGGGCCGCTCTGCACACTCGAGCGGACACTGCGCATGCACCGGACAGGCACGGATGATCCTTGCATCCAGGCTGCCGGCGGTCGGTTCCTGGACCATCAGCCGGCATACTTCAGGTCTTCGAGCGAGTTGGGCATGTTCGCGACCGCGGTCTCAAGCGCCGTTACTCGCGCGACCAGGGTCTGCCAGTCATCCGGCAGCGTGACCGTCACCACCGCTCCTGTGTTGAGCCGATAGCTGACTCGCAGACGGCCGGTGTGTATCCAGAACCCGTCGGTGACGTGATCGCTGGGTACAACCGGCGCCTGGGTCGTCATCAGGCATTGACCACCCGAGCGCCCGGTCGCTTGATGACGATGCTCGCTCGGACTCCGCCCTGCGACTCGCGGTTGTCGCGACGGTACACCGCGGCCTCGATCTGCTCGTAGACCCGGCGGTAGTCCTCCTCCCTGGTAAGACCCAGTTCGGTCATCGCCGCCACGCGCTCAAGTCCGAGCCACCATTCAGCGTCGACCACGTCGGGCGTATTGGCGTCACCGGTCAACGGCGTGCCGTCCAGGCACAGGCCGTCACGCTCGACCTTGATCTCCTTCACCATCCCGCCGACCAGCGAGTGCAGCGCCGCGACCTCGTTCTGGTTCTGGAGAAAGCGCGTGTGACCACCGAACGTGACCCGGAAGAATCCTGGGCCGAACGTACAGTCGGACCGATGCGCTGCGGCGACGCTCAGGTACTCGGTCCGACCGTGCTCGTCGATCACGACGTAGTGAAGGTCCCGTCTGCCGAGTAGGTCGTGATGCCGTTGGCGACCGCGGCGATGCGGTAGTGGTACAGCGTGCCTGTCGTCAGACCACTCAGCGGCTTGGTTTGCGCCCCGACCCCCGAGCCCTGGGTGTTCTGCGAGCCGTATGCCAACGTGGTGCCGTAGTCGATCCAGTTCAGCGAGTTGGGCGCGAGCGTGAAGTTGATAGTCGCGCCTGACACGGTGATGCCCGATACCGAGATCGCCGTGATGGTCGGCGCCTGACCAGTTGCCCCTGTTGGCGAGCCATTGGGGAACACTGCGGTCGCCGCGGACGCATTAGCGGGCCAGCCTGCCGGCCCTGGTGGCGCCTGGCCGGTTTCGTTGCCGCGCCAGTCGACGGGCGTATGCGTCCAGAGACCCATCGCGGCGCCGACCTGCGAGCCGATCCTGCCTCCGTCAAGTGGCATGGCTTACGCCCTTTGCCTCGTGGGCGGCGGAGGAGCGGGGTTGGACTTCGCAACCGGTGCCGACGTTTCGGCCTTGGCCTTCGGTGCCGCGCGAGTCGCGTTCTGCTCGTTCCACTCGACGAAGTTCTCGATGGTCTCCTCGCCGGTGATGGTGTAGCCAATCCGCAGATACATCTCGGCGTTGGTCGCCGGCGCGATGATGGTCTCGCCGTCGGTCTTGAGAAAGTGGAAGTAGAGCGTGCTTGGCGGAGTGACCGCCGGGCCGTTCTCGTGAATCAGGTTCGCCTGCGCGACGAAATCTACGGGTGTTTCGCTCATGTTCGACTCCTCCGTCTGGACTCGTCGATCGGATCTTTGCCAGTGCCCTCGATGGTGGTTGCCTTCGCACCTTCAGCACCGAGCTTGCGCTGCAAGTTTTCCAGAGACTCGTCCGTCTCTATACCGCGAAGGAGTGACGGCTCCGGTTCGTCGCGGTACTTCACGTCGACCACTCGGACCACGCCGCCATGCGAGCGGATGTCCTTGATGGTCGCCTCGAGTTGCTCGGTCGTCTGCGAGTCGATGGTCTCGGTGTCGATCAACGTCCCAAGGGTCGGGTCCTTGGTATCCGCCTTGCGGATGGCGTTGATCAGTTTGGCTCGCTTGCGCTGCTCGGCGATGACCTCAGGTCGGACCAGCTTCTCCCACTCTTCCACCTCCGACATCGTCTCGCCGCGAGCGGCAACGTCGGTCAGCAGATGAAAGCCCAGGTCGGAGTAGAGCGCTCGGTTCTGCGGGTCCGACTGGAGCTGGACGATGTCCCCGTTTGGGGTTGCGAACCATCTCAAAGGATAGTTGTAATTCTGGCCACGCTTGAGCGGGATGTCAGTCCGCCCAAGCGTCTTTTCGACCATGCGGTCGATGAACGTCTCAGTTGCCATATTCGAGTGTAGACGCGGCTTACGCCGCGCCTTTTGCCCAGACGCCGAACGTCGGACGCATCATCTGGTGGCCGTAAATCTCCTCGACCGCCAACTTCCAGGTGAAGACGTCTATATCATAGAATATATGGCTCTTGGGACTCCGCTGGAGAATCAAGGCCAGCGCTTCCCGATGGAAGATGAAGCAGTTCGCCTGACCGCCGGCTGGCTTCACCAGGTTGGTGGTGATCCCCAGGTTCAGCCCGTACATGTCGCCGAGCATGCCGCTCTTGGCCGGCATCGAGGTGTTGCCGATGTACAGAGCGTTCGACCAGCGGTCGAGTGCCAGTTTGGCGACCTTCTCAGCCGGGCTCATGATGAAGAAGCGCTCGGTCTGCGGCGCGTCGGCGTTGTCGAGGAGCTGCACCGCGGAGAGCACGTTGGCGTCTGAGAGCGGCGTGCCAAGCGTGCCGACGGTCTGGGTGAAGCCGGCGACGTCGACCGCGAGCGCCGAGTCGATGTCTTTCGCCAGCGCGTAGCCGAGCTTCTGCTGGTACTCGTTCTGGACGTCGACGATCGCCTGCACCTTGACGATGTCCTCGATGCCGAGCGCCGCATAGCTCCAGATGTTGAGCGTGATGGTGGTCGCGGTTTCAGCGACGGTCTCGTAGACGATCGCGGTGTTCTCAGCCTTCGCGCGAGCCGCCAGGTTGCCGATGCTGGAGACCTTGACCGTCTTGCCTACGCTCGCATCGTTCTCGAAACCGCGGTTGACGCTCTTCGCCAGGAGCAAGTTGGACTCGGTCGCGCGCAGCACCTGCTTCGACCAGATATCCGGCGAGAACACTCCGTCAGAGATCGTCTTGTCGACGAACTCCAAAGCACCAGTAGCCACTGGTTACCCCCTAATGTTGTCGAACGGGGATGCCGCGGGTGGACCGATGGCGTACCCCTGGCTTTGGCCTACCGTTCTCGTCGAACAGCGCCTCGTATTCTTTGAGCGACATTGCGGCTATCTGTTCGTCAGTCACATCGCGGACGCGACCAGGGGTACCGGAATCGCGTTCTGGGACTGGCTCATCGCCGTTTATCTCGCTCAGCAACGACTTTCGTAGTGCGGCCTCGCGTTTCGCAACGCCGAGGTCTACTGCCTTGTCGACAACGAACGAGATGTATTCTGCCACTCCTTCGGCGTGGGACTTGCCGGCGCCGAACGTCTGACCAGAGACCTCTCTCTGAATGGTCTCGGGCAACCCCTTCTGGAACAACGTGACACCGTCCATGAAGGGGACCGCTGCCTGGGTTGCTTGCTGCGACGCGATCTGTGTTTGCAGTTCGCGCTGAGTCATCTCACCCAGGGTGTAGAGATCGTTGTTAGCTGCTGCCTCTAACTTGGCTTTCTCAGTCGCTTCGCGTTCCTGCTTACGCCGCGTCAGGTCAACCTTCTGCCCAACCCAACCGCGAACGTAGTCATCAGTGTCCGTGACGTTGCCCGGCAGGTTCTTCGTCAGCAGTTTGAATGCTTCGATTGGGTCCTTCGCGTCTTTGACCTGAGCGAACCAGTCAGGTGTTGCAGGTGCTTCGGGAGACGAGGGCTCGGCGGCGTCAGAGTCCGCAATAGCCTCTGACGTCACCTCGCCTACGGCCTGGTCCGTTGGAGGGACGGAGGGTGCCGTATCTGTACCGCGGCTACGTGGTGGACGCGACCGCGGCGTTTCTGGTTGCTCAGCCGGCTCGTCGTCGACGAGGTCAGGATGGACCGATTTTTCCCAATCGCCAGGCATCTACTTCTTCTTTCCCGCCGCGCGCTGGGCTGCGTAGGCCGCGGCAACTGCCTGCTTCACCGGTCGGCCGCTCTTGACCATCTCGCGGATGTTGCTCTTGAACGCTGCCTTGGACCCGGACTTCTTCAGCGGCATCAGCCTCTCCGGACCACCCCGACCGTCTGAGGTGCGGTGAATTGAGGGAGCGTGTTCTTGATTTGCTGCATCGCGTCCGTCGGGTCGACTCCGTACTTCTCCTGCATTGCCTGCAGGATGATGTTCTGCGTTGATGGATTCGACCGTAGGAACGACTGCGAGTCGATCTTGTTGGGCGTCGGCGTCTGCGCCAGGAACGTGTCCGCGCTGGTCTGATTAGCCTGTGGCGAGCGAATGTCATCGATCATGGCTGACAAATATCCGAGCCCACCCTGACTGTTGCCGCCGGCGGTGCCGACACCCGCCACCGTCCCTGGAGCCTGAAAGCCTGGCACCGGATTGCCAGCGAACATCTGCGCTGCCTGGCCGTACAACTGTTGCTGTCGGAACGGGTTCGCTTGCGCGGTCTGCGCAGCGTTGATCACGCCCATCTGCTGGCTGTACGCCTGCTGCTGCGCTGCGAGCGTGGGCGCGCCGTTGTACAGACCCGTCAGCCCCGCCGCGGTCACTCCCTGACCGAACTGCTGTGCCTGCGCGGCTTGCGTCTGCTGGCCGTTGTAGACGCCCGTCAAGCCTGCCGCAGTCATCGCGTTCTGGAGTTGCTGCGAAGCGATATCCGCCTGCTGCTTGAGTGACGCCAGGGTCGCCTGACCTTGATAGGTGCCCGTCAGCGAGGCATCGGCCTGAGCCCCTGCCAACTTCTGTGCAGCGATGTCTGCTTGCTGCTTGAGCGCGGCCAGCGTCGGCGCACCCTGATACTGACCGGTGACACCCGCCTGGCTGATCAGGTACCCCTGGTTGAACTGGCGGACTGCTTCAGTGAATTTCGCCTGGTCGAGTCCGTAGGTCTGGTTGAACTCGCGGACCGTCTCGTCGAATGCCTGCTTGTTGCCAGAGGCGATGGCCGCGAGCAGTTTGTCGATCTGCCCACCGAGATCACCTCCCGCTTGGGCTGGCGCCGGTGCCGGTGCTGGACTCCCGCCGCCGCTGCTACTCGTGCTGCTACTGGTGCCCTGTGGCGTGACACTCGCGCCGGTCGTCGTGGCGTAGGCGTTGACCACCGATGCGGCATTCGAGGTGTCCCCGCCCCAGCCCGCATTCTGGAGCTGCTGCGCCATCGTGCTAACGGTCTGCTGACCGTTCTTGGTGTCGTAGGTGTCAGCCATCAGGTGTTGACCTTCCGTAGCGCCCCGGTCCTACAATCAGGTTCATGCCTCCCTGTAAACCGCTGGCGGAGCGGTTCTGGCCAAAGGTCCGACGCACTGATACGTGCTGGATCTGGACGAGCGCGAAGAACCATCGGGGGTATGGCCGCATCAATAGCGGCGGTCGCGGCGGCCGCTCGCTGGGAGCTCACCGAGTGGCTTACGTACTCACGTACGGAGAAGTGCCGCCCGGACTTTCCGTTTGCCATCACTGCGACACCCCCGCCTGCGTGCGGCCCGAGCACTTGTTCCTTTGCACTCAAGCTCAGAACACTCGCGACATGGCGGACAAGCAGCGATGGGCAAGCAATGGACCCCACAACAAGGCGCCTGGAATGCGCAACGGAAACTCCAGGTACACCGATGCGGAGGTGACCGAACTTCGTACTGCGTGGGCCAATGGAGAATCTATCCACTCGCTCGCTCGCAGATATCCAATGAGTCGGTCCACCATTGCCCGCATTGTCCACCGCACGACGTGGAAGCATGTCGTCTGAGGTCATGTGTTTATGACTATGGTGGGGCGCGTCTGCGTCTGCGGTGCGGCGAACCCTGCGCCGACCGCGCCCACTCCGCTCGAGGCGTACGGGTTGGAGCCCACGGTCACCGGAGCAGGGAACCCGTTAGGCGCGTTCCCCCAGGGACTGCCTCCACTGCCCGCATAGCCTGAGTTGACCGCGCCGGCACCGGCCGAGGCGTACGCGGGGTTCGGAGCCGGCGCCGCTGTCTGCGGTGCTGTAACGCCGTTGTTCTGCTGACTCTGATTCGCTGCTGCCGTTGCCGCCACGGCCGGATGCGGCTGACCCGTGACCTGGTGGTACTTGTCCAGCATGGTCGTCAGCGCGCCGACCGCGGTCTGCATGGCCGGGTCTGCCATGTTGGACTTCGGGTCCGCCATCTGCACCAACCGTGCGGCAGAGTCGAGCGTGTCCTGTCCGCCCATCAATGAGGAAGTCCAGCCGCTGATACCGTTCACGATGCCAGCACCGAGCCCCGCCGGCGCGGACATCAGCCCGCCACCGAAGTTGCCCGAGCGCTGACCCTGGCCCGCGATCCCCAGAATCTGGCCGAGCATGCCCTGCGCGGTCTGTGCTCGCTGCTGGAGCATGCCCGCGCCGGTCTGCGCGTTGCCGCGGACGTTGCTGAGGATGTCGCCAGCAGCGGTCACCTGGTTCTGCTGCTGCTGCGTCTGCGCATTGGTCTGAGCCGTCTGCGCGTTCATGGTGTTGATCGCGCCGGTGATCAGGTCCTGGGCATCCTTCTCGGACATCGAGCCCTGCGCGACCTTGAGACCCAACTGCTGGGCGAGTTGCGACGTGGCTTCGCTTGCCGTGATCCGGTTCCCGTTGGGCTGCGACTCGATCTTTCCGGTGGCCGGGTTCATCGTCATGATGAGCGGCGCGACGGTGTCCGCGGTGAGCACCGTCGGCTCGGCCGCCTTCGCCGCGGTTGCAAGTTGTGCTGCCGTCTGTGCCTGAGTCAGACCGATGTCGGACGAAGTCGAAGCCTCGATCTTGGCCGCGTTCGCTTCCTGGACCTGCCGCTGGGCATCCGTGAGCGCGATCTGACCCGGTGCCGCTTGCTGCTTGAGCGCGGTGTCAGCAGCCGCTGCAGCCGCTGCTGCATCCTGGTTCCTGGCCTGTGCGGCGTTGAGCGCCTGCGTTGCTTGCGCGCTCGCGTCCTGCAGCGCGCGGTTCTGCGGGTCGTTGTCGAGCGCCTGCTTCGCGCGCACTGCATCGGCCTGGGCAGTTGCATAGTCGGCCGACGCTCGCGATTGCTCGGCATTCGCCTTGCTCGCGTCATCGATCAGTGCCTGCGACGCCTGTGGCGAACTCTTCGGCACGTCGGCAACCGCACCGGCCTGCTGCCAGTCCAGTTTGGTCAAGTCACCGCGGTATTCGTTCTCGGGCTTACTGACGCCAGTCTGCGGAGGTTCAAGTCCGCCTTTGATGGGCGACGCCTTGAGATACATCGCCCGCTGGTGGCCGTCGGCGTCCTGGACCACCACGTAGTAGCGACCGGTGCCCTGCTGGAGTCGCGGCTGCGTCCCCTCAGGAGCAGTCGGATCGTTCGCGGCCGGATTGGTGATGCTGGTGATTTCTTCGATCGGCTGGCCACTGCCGACGACCTTCCAGCCTTCGCCAAGACCACTGACCAGAGACGAGATAGTCGGCATTTATCCAGCCACTCCCGCGAGCTGCTGCTGCTCGTCCGCTGAAAGACCAGAACTGCTCAGGAAGGGGACCTCCGGTGCCGCGGTCTGAGTGGTCAGGCGTCCTACCGTCCGGCCTCCCGCGAGTACCCGCCGGCGCAGCTCCGGCTGGCCGAGCACCTGACGCACCGCAGACAGGCGTGTCCGCTCCGCCGCGTTCAGGTAGGACTGCATCAGTTGAGCCTTTCGGTTATCGGTCGAGTTCTGGTAGTCCGGCCGGGTCAATCGGTCAGCGAAATCGCCGAGCGTCTTCCCCGTGATCATGGTCACTTTACGCTGCTCGTCGGGAGAAAGCTTGACCTGCGCGCCGGAGATGGTGACGGTGTCAGGGTAGACCTTGGGCGGATTGACGGCGTACCCCTCTTTCTTGAGACGGTTGGCTTCCTGAGTGATGGGACTCTCAACGTCCTGCTGCCCACCGACCAGGATGCCAGCGCCGCTACGCACTTTGTTCAGCACGTCGCCGGTCGTGGGATCGATCTTTGCTGGAAGCTGCTGCGCGAGCCCTGGCCAGTTGGCCATCGTCCCTTCCCAGAGCGAGGCCACTCCCTTGCGGTTGATGTCCCGAGCCACCGGGTCGGTCAGGTTCTCGACGAAACGGGCGGCGCCGGGGACGGTGACGCGACTGACCGCGTCCTGCGCCAGGCCGAGGCCCGCACCGGTCGCTCCCCCTTGCCCGAGGTTCGAGACGAACCTGATGAGGTTCTCGCCTGGAATCCCTTGCTGGAACGGTTTGAGTGACGCGTTGAGCGCAGCGCCGAACCGTGGCCCGAAGTAGTTGGTCAGTTTCTCGAGGTCGGTCGCACCTGGCGTGCTGGGTGGTACGTCGTGACCGCCCTTCTCGTAGCCGTCGGCCCACGACGCCATGATCTGCATCGGCAGCGCGTACGCACCCATCTCGTTCATGCTCATCCAGTTGCCACCGACCCGCACCGAGTTCGGATGCTCGGGATCGTCCGGCCCGGTGATGTTTCCATCGCCCACGTTCTTGGCGATGGCGAGCTGGATCATGGTCTCCAACGTGGTTTCGCCAAAGGCACGTTTCGCTGCACCCATGTTGCCCGCACGCAGCGCCCGTATCGTGCGAATCGCACCCGTCGCCTGAGCAGCGACCGGCAGACGGTTCAGCCCGATCTGGAGCATCTGCACCGGGACCCCGCTGAACGGGATACCGAAGTCCATCAGCGCGCCCCCGGCCTGGTCGCGGAGCCGCGGACTGGCGAGCAACTTTTCTTTTTCGTTGGAATACGCTCGGAAGACGTTGTCGAGCACGCCGGTCCCCTGCTCGGTGCTGGCAACACGGCCGAACACGCTCTGCGCGCCGGCGCGGGTCCCTTCGCGGTACAGGTCGGTCGCGTGCCTTGCCAGATAGGTCTCGGCCTGCGGGTCGCTTGCGGACATGCCAGCTTCCCGCAACAGTCTGCTCGCTTCCGCCGCCATGCCCTGGTACTCGCCCAGCGTGCGGGTGAATGCGTCCGAAGCGGACAGCGCACGGAACACCGACGACTTGACCGCGCCGCCGACACCAGGACCTCCGATGGTGCCGCCGGGACGTTCCAGC